TGGTGTGGTTTAGTGCTCTGTCAGTTACAGCGTTTATAGTTGTGTTAATGATGCCTATAGTGCCATTAGAACGAGTAGATCATTTATCGAGCATAGCTAGTACATGGGTAATATCTAATATGGGTATTATTGGGGCATTTATCGCGAGCAATGCGTTTAAGAAAAAAGAGGATAAAAATGAGCTTAATTAATGCTCTGGTGGGTCCTGTCACTGGTTTATTAGATAAATTTATAGAGGACAAAGATCAAAAAGCTGCTCTTGCACATGAGTTGGCTACTATGGCAGATAAACACGCACAGCAATTGAATTTGGCACAAATAGAGGTAAACAAAGCTGAAGCGGCGAGTGGATCGTTTTTTAAAGGTGGTTGGCGACCTGCCGTTGGTTGGGTTTGTGCTATAGCTTTTGCGTATCACTTTATATTGAAAGATTTAATTATTTTTGGAGCATCTATCGCAGGTGCAGAGATACCAGAACTGCCAGAGTTTGACATGGGTACACTACTGACTGTATTAGGTGGCATGCTCGGTATCGGTGGTTTGCGTACATATGAAAAACAAAAGGGAATCACAAAATGAGTTTATACGAAAATATTCGCAAGCGTAGGCAGAGTGGCAAAAAACCACGTAAACCTGGACAAAAGGGAGCACCAAGTAAGCAAGATTTTATAAATGCCGCGAAAACTGCACGTAAAAAACCTAAAAAATCGAAAAAAGTCACAAAAATACGATGAGTGACCTTTACATTCATGAAAAACTGCGTAAGATTATCAGCGAGCGGATAAATCAAATTGAGGATCAAGTTTTACGAGGACCGATAGAAGATTTATCAACACTCAAGGAGTTGCGAGGTAGACTCGCAGAACTTGCAAACATACAACAGGAAATAGACAGCCTGCAACAGAAAGTACAATATGACTGAAAAAGCTACATTTACACAGCCTGTACCTGAAACACCAGTGTACAAGCTACCAAAAAACTCAAAAATAGACTGGAAAGCCGAATCGTTAGCAAAATTGCCTGAACCTATGGGGTGGCGTATTTTAATTTTGCCCTATAAAGGTAAGAAGCAAACGAAAGGTGGACTGCATTTACCAGATGAACATGTAGATAGAGAGGCATTAGCTACAGTATGCGGTTTGGTTTTGAAAGTAGGACCATTGGCGTATAAAGATGCCTCTAAGTTTGATTACACAATAGGACATAGCCGTGCATGGTGTAAACAAGGAGACTGGGTAATATTTGGTAGATATGCAGGAGCACGGTTTAGAATTGATGGTGGCGAAGTACGATTGTTAAACGATGATGAAATACTCGCTACAATTGATAATCCTGAAGACATAATCAATACATAGAGGTTACTATGCAACAAGCAGAAGAAAAAATAGAAGTTGAAGTAGAAGAAGAGCAACCCAAAGAGGAAGTGCAACAAGAGCTGGATTTAGCTCCTGCGGAAGAAAAAACTGAAGAGCCTGCGGAACAAGAGGCAAGCGAAGACCCCGATAGTTTAGAGGGCTATAGCGAAAAAGTTAAAAAGCGTATAGAAAAATTAACATATAAAATGCGTGAAGCTGAGCGTAGAGAACAAGCCGCGACAGAATATGCTCGTTCTCTACAACAACAAAACGAAAAACTCCAGCAACGATCAGAACAAATAGATCAATCGTATATAACGGAGTACGGTAATCGTATAACAAGTCAAGAAGCAAATTTAAAGAAACAGCTTGCTGATGCCATAAACAATGGCGATGTAGATGCACAAGTAGAAGCACAAAACCAAATTGCTCAACTTGCCGCTGATCAGCGTAATTACAACACCGTAAAACAAGAACGTGAAACAAAAACTGAACCTGTTGCAGAACAGCAACAGCCACAGCCAAAACAACCTGTAGATCCAAAAGCACAAGCATGGGCTAGTAGAAACGCATGGTTTGGTTCAGATGAACCTATGACACTAACAGCTTTTAGTCATCATAAACAAATGGTAGAAAAAGAGTATTATGACCCTACCAGTGATGATTATTACAAGGAATTAGATGCACGCATGAAAAGAGATTTTCCACATAAATTTGGTGGAAACGTGCAATCTAACCACGCACCAGTAGCCTCAGTATCGCGACCAAATGGTAAAGCAACGAGTAAAAAAATAAAATTATCACCATCTCAGGTTGCAATCGCTGATAAACTTGGTGTACCATACGACGCATATGCGAAACAACTCGCACGTCTTAACAACTCGTAGAGGATAAGTCATGAACGATAGAACTCCACGCACTGCACAAACTCGTGAAAAAACTGCACGCCATAAACCTTGGACACCTCCGTCTGCATTAGACGCACCCCCACCACCTGAGGGTTATATACATCGTTGGATCCGTGAATCAGTAATGGGATTTGACGATAAGAAAAACCTCTCAGCACGCATACGCGAAGGGTTCGAATTAGTTCGAGCCGAAGAGTACCCTGATTATGAAGCACCTACTGTGATGGACGGAAAGCACGCAGGGGTGATTGCAAATGGGGGACTTTTATTAGCTAGATTCCCAATCGAGACAAAGAAACAGCGAGATGAGTATTTTCGTGGACGAACACAAGATCAAATGGATGCTGTTGATAATGATTTGATGAGGGAAAGCGATAGTTCAATGCCTATTCTGAAACCAGAAAGGCAATCACGTGTAACCTTTGGAGCCAAAGGAGGCTCCAATAATTAGAGGAGACTAAAATGGCAACAAATATCGATGCCCCTTTTGGATTGCGTCCTCATAATAAATTAGGGTCTACACCGAACTCCAATGGCTTGACAGCTTACAAAGTACAGGTTAGTGCGACAGCAGGATCATCGAGTGCGATATATCAAGGCGACATGGTGATACCTCTAACAAACGGTCTAGTAGATGTGAGTGCGGCTGATGGAGGAAGTGTGGCGATTCTAGGTGTTATGGCAGGATGTCAATACATAGATCTAACTGGAAAACCTGTTTTTGATAACAATTATCCAGGAACCGCTTCTTTGAAGTCAGGATCAGAAGCAGTTGTATTCGTACATGACGATCCACATCAAGTGTATGAAATACAAGCAGATGCTTCATTAACAAATATCGCAACAGCACAGGCTTTAGTACACTCAAATGCTGAAGGTACAGGGTTTGGCTCACAAAATGGCTCAACAGGTGTTTCTATTGGTGAATTATCTGTAGCCACAGCGGGAGCTACAACGGCTACTGATAACTTTAGAATTATTGGTATTAAAGACTCGTTTGACGATATATCGGTAACGACAGCAGGGGTAATATTCCTTGTGAAGCTGAACTTACCATTCCACCATGATTCAACTGGTATATAAGGAGGATATGACATGGCTATAGCAAGATCACAGCTCCTTAAAGAGTTAGAACCAGGACTTAATGCTCTTTTTGGAATGGAATATGACAGATACGAAAACCAACACGCAGAGATTTATGAGCAAGAAACTTCAGACAGAGCGTTTGAAGAAGAGATCATGCTCTCTGGTTTTGGGGCGGCTCCAACAAAAACTGAAGGAGCGGCAGTATCATTTGACACTGCGAATGAATCATTCACAGCTCGTTACACCCATGAAACAATAGCACTTGCGTTTGCGATTACTGAAGAAGCTGTAGAGGATAACCTTTACGACAGACTCAGCTCTCGTTATACAAGAGCGTTAGCACGTTCCATGGCAAACACAAAGCAGGTCAAAGCGGCTTCTGTATTGAACAATGCTTTTGACTCAAACTTTACTTTCGGTGATGGTAAAGAGCTTTGTGCCACAGATCACCCAACTCTAGGTGGAGGTAACTTCCGTAATGAGTTGAGTACTGCGGCGGACTTGAATGAAACTTCACTTGAGCAATCAATGATTGATATCTCAGGTTTTATTGATGAGAGAGGTTTAAAAATCGCTCTTAGAGGTATGAAGTTAATTATTCCAGTAAACCTACAGTTTGTAGCAGAAAGGTTAATGGCGACAAACCTAAGACCTGGAACTGCAGACAACGACGTAAATGCTTTAAGGAACATGGGTATGTTACCTCAGGGTTACGTTGTTAATAACTTCCTAACCGACACTGATGCGTTTTTCATCAAGACTGACGCA